GGTTGCCTGAACGTTGCGGGTCGTGTTGTGCTCCATCCAGTCGTTGAAGTCCTTCGCTGGCTTCTCAGGATAGACAGTGTGGCTAATGCCGTTAGGTTTTAACATGTCGTTTGTTTTGGTTGGACATGGCAATCTTACGGCATCTCGTCGAACAATGTCGAACAACGTCGAACAAAATTATAAACATGCGGATGTGAAAAGAGACCCTCGTTAGGGCCTCTTCACCAAAACACTGAAATGAAACCTGAATATGCTACAAACTTTTGTCCCAAAAGCTCAAGCATAAAGGTACGACACTGATACCACAAAGCACAACGGCTTGCCAACTCATTCCGTTTGCTATAATGTCGTTGCATGCAGTTATGGCGATGACGCCACCGATGGTGCGCTTGGCGCTCCAGCGCTTCAGGTCGCCCTTCGTCTTGAAGACCTCGGTCAGGTCGAAGCGCTCCAAGATTTTCAGCACGCTGTCAATGGAGGAAAATGAGGGCGCTGTTTTTCTCCCAGTCATTGTCAACGTGGATGTATGTGTCATAGATGCCGATGCGGTCGAAGCCTACCTCAAGGAGCGCGGTCACAATCAGGAACCTGTCGCGTGAGGTAGAGCATGCGATGTCTGCCGCGCACCCTTTCAGGTGGCTGCTGTTTGGCGTACCTCCTACGCGGTGGTTCCATGCTTCTGTGCGTAGCCCGCTGGTGATAACAAACGGAATGCCTGCGACGCTACGAGCTTCATCAAGCATGTCGAGGAACTCCTCGTCCATGTAGTTGCCTGACCCTGGATCGTCGGGTGAGTCAAACTCGCTGTAATTAAACCACTTCATTCCTTGCGCTTTTTGCGAGCGGTGAGGGCACGCTCTACGTTAAACCATACGAGGGTGCACCCTGCTATAATGGCGAGGCCATCGCCTACGAGGTTTACTGCCACGCTACCCACGTAGGTCAGGTTGAGCGCGTTGAGAATATGGCATCTAATGTCAGACATCGAAATCGTCAGGTGGAAACCATCCGTTGTCAATCATATACTGATGGTCGCGGAGGGTCGAGGTGGAAGGAATGATGTAGCCAAATGGAAACGCTTGGTTGTGTAGCACAAACGACTGCAAGGCGGTGCGCTCTGTCTCAGGTATCTCAGGAAAGAGAGTGACGAGCTTCTCCAGCGTCGCCAATGGATGCACAGGAATGACGTACTCCGTATCTACGTGGAGCGCGCATTGGAAGCCGTCCTGATGCTTTACCACGCCAAACACGATGCCGTCCTTGTGGTAATCCTCTTGGATGGCGAGCGGCACGGTGATGTTGTACAGCTCACGACTGATGTTGTAGGCGCGTTGCTCACTGGTGAGGTGCGGCAATGGCAATATGATGATGTAGCCCTGCATCAGTAAATACTGTAATAGTCGTTGATGTTGGTTTCAATGCCTGAGCGGTTGCTGGATTGGTCAGAAGCATACAAAACAAACTCTTGCATTTTTCCATCAAAGTAAAACGCAGTGCCTACGCCTTGCTTACCAATCGAAAGCGTGTTGATAGCCTTTTGAGCAATGGCCGCGCTTGTTCCTTGTAGTGTTCCGTTTGCGTGAATAGTACCGTCACCCGTGACAAACCTTGTGGTTGTGACGTATTGCGTGCCTACAACTGGTGTGCCAACACTCAAACCATTATTTCCGTCATAGATATTAAATTTACTGCTGACAAAAGAATGGTTACGCTCGTCTCCAGTTGCACCATCGTGCATATTGTAAATCCTATGGTTTGTTGCAACCGCGTCAGGATTTAACACAACAAAAGCAGTTGATGCCGTGGTGGCATTGATGGTAATTGATGAGACCAGCTGGTTAGTGCTTCCATTGTAGATTGTTGTTGGTTTTCCGTTTTCCAACTCAACTCCCGTGCTGCTATCGTAAATCTTCGGTTGGTTTGCGGTCGTCGTCTGCGTCGCGTCGTTCCCGTTTCCGCTTTGGTCGTACCACGTCTTCACGAAGCCGTCCGTACCTGAACAGAACGTGGCCAGCGCGGATGTGTCAAAATCGCCATCGGTCGTGAAACCAATGTCTTGTTCTGTGTTGTCACTTGCCCTGCGCACCCTCACTGCATCGCCTGTGTAATCTTTGTCGAGCAATCGCAACGAATAAGCCGCCGCCGCGCCTGGATAGTCGTCGAGCAAACCCGTAAACGTCAAGGCCACCTCATCATGCGAAATCAGAAACGTGAAGTTGTTTTGAGAGCCGCTAAACTTGGTGAGGTATCCGTTGATAGCTTCCCAGCACTCCGCGATGGTTGGCCCTGCGCTTGACGATGCCGTGGGTTGCAACCCTGAGGGCGATGTCCACCCGCTTGTGCTCGTATGGTCAGCGAGTCCATCGCTCTTGACGTAAATGACGCGCTCGATGGTGTTGCCGCTTGCTGGCGTGTTGCCTTGAAAATCTACGTACTTACCATTGCCATTCAAGCAGACAGTGTAGTAGGCCTCTAGCGTCTTGCCCGCTCCGATGACGGTGCCTGACGTCCAAGCGTCAAAGATTTCCTCCGCATCTGCGTTGTAGCTATACATGACGTTGGCTGGCTTCGTGGCCTGATTCTGCACTACGTCGTCAAGGAATGGATTGCGCGTGCCTCCTTGCTCGTCGCTGGTGATATACTCAAAGTTGCGCCCGATGTTGCGAAGCGTCAGATCTAAGAGTGCTTCGCCTGCATTCCAGCTCCACGTCAGCGCAGTGTAGTACCTACCATTGTCGTCGTCGTAATACCTGAGGTATGGAAATGGCAACGTTCCATCTTGGATGTACACGGTGCCGCGCTCGACGTATGCGGACTTCTTGTTGAGCGCCAAGACTTCCTCTACGAGGAGCTTGTTGATTTGTCGCTCTGACGATGAGGAGTTGTTGACCCACGCATCCGATGAGCCATAAGCACTGGCAGACACTTGTACGTCAATACGCCCTGTCTCTGGTGCTAGACTTCCTATGTATGTATATCCAAGGTCAATCTCCGCTTTGCCTGTTGTCGTCTCTGCTACGATGTCGAAGTTTGTCAGGAAACGAAGCTCGTCGTCGCTCGCACATGAGAAAGCCGCAAAGTTTTGCCAGGTGACGGTGGTGGCTGCCGTCAGGGTGGCGTCGTACTCAAAATTTCTGTCGTAAATAAGAATCTCAGGCGTTATGCTTAGCCCGGTCTTAGCTGTCGTAGGTAGTGGAATGTCAAAGACCCACGATGACCACTTGCTTCCTGTCACACCTGCATCGTACAAGTACTGCTCTTCCTCGATGTGATAATAGAAGTAAGTCGAGGTGGAACTAGCTTCTCCATCTAGTACAGTGACAACTGCCAAGTCGTTTTGGACATTCACGCCTAGCGTCTGTATAAGCCACGAGATGACAGCGCCACCAGAGTCCACAAGAATCTGGTTGCCGTACCACTCCGCATCGACTCCATCGTCCCATTTGATTTCACAGCGCAGGACGACGCGAGCTACGCGTTCGTTGTTGTTGAGTCCTGATGTTCCTGTGTATTGAATGTAGGCTTTGCCACCAACGCGAATGAATTCTGTATCGCTTGCCGTGTCCTGACCTTCAAAATCCGAGTAGAAATTGGACAGCAATGTGCCGTCTTCAAAGTTGATTGCTTTGAAGATGTAAGGGCTATCCTTCGTCCTCCGTTCAATTTTGCAAAGACGCACGCTAGGACTATATCCAATCGTCCAGTCAGGCAACTTCTGCTTCGTCGCAGTTTGGTAGTCGTATTGACCCGCGATGCCTGTTTGTACTGTGCTTCCATTGTAGAGCAGGATGTTGCCATAGATTAGCGTGTCCTTGACGGCAATGGGCAAGAGCCACCAACCACCAGCATGAGCAAAAAGCTGCCACTGGAAGGTGTTGCACAGGCTGACGAGTACGTCGTATGCGCTGACGTAAGTTGCTCCGCTATCTTCATACTTGATCCAGTTCGCAGGATTGATACGCGCTCTTTTGATGCCCTGAAATGAAGTACTAGGCGGGTGTGTGGTATATGTGTAGTCGTCAGTAGATACGACATCCTCGGCCCATGCTAAACGTGGGTTTGCAGAAAGCACAGAATCGGTGTAGGCGTAGGTGGCAGTCTTCTCCTGTATCTCTAGCAGGATGTCGTAGACAGTTTGATAAGTCGTGTATGCCGTTCCTGCGTTGTTGTAGTCGACAGTCTTCAGCAAGCTCAATCCGTCCGTTGCTTTGATGCGAAGCTCACGGATGTGGCTTTCCTCTGTGATACGCAAGTGCTCAGGCAAAATGACGCCTATCCAGTTGAAGACTGTTGAATCAACACGCAGAAGAAACTCACCGTCTTCCGCGTCAATAATGTCGGATATGAACGTGTTAAGAGCGGTGAACTCGTCGCTCTGAAACAGCATGTTGATCGTGCAGGTGGAGTGCATGATGCCAGGCACGAGGTACATGTCATTTTCACCTCCGTACTCCATAACAAAGCCTGACGCGTCAAGGCTGAAGGTCGTGTCTAGATCTGTGCCTGCGACGTCGTGAATGATTCTGATGGTGTACGCCGTTCCATTCTGACCCTTGCAGGTGCCTTGCGCGTAGAGGTAGCTCATGAGTAGCGGTTGCGATTGCGGCTCGTGCGAGCGTTGGACAAGTAGATGTCGTCGCCACTGATGCGACCAAACACCTCGACGCGCTGTCCGCCCATCATATCTTGGAGCTTAGAAAGTGGCGCAATGACTTCAGGGTCGATGCGTGCGTTAGGGTTGTCACCGACGATGGCGGTGGTAGCTCCGTAGGCGAGGCCACCTTCTGCGAGAGCTGGCATCTCCTGCAAGTTAGTGGCGTAATTGGACAATAAAGCTCCTGCCGCAATGAAGGCAACACCTGCCGCTGCTGCTAGATATGGATTCTTAAACAACGTCTTTTGAAAAGTAATCATGGCAGTTGCCTGGGCGACCATCGCCTTACCAATAGACTTCATCAAATTGCCGAGCTGCATAAGAGCGCCAGCCATCAGGTTGACACCTTTTAGACCTCCTGACAGCAATTTGCCGATGCCCTCGCCAAGCGCAACGAGTGAATCGGTCAGCGCCGTCTGAAGGGCTGATTCTATATCCTTAGCCAAGCCTGTTGTGAAGTCGCGGAGCTTTTCAAATTGACTGATAACCTTACTTGGGTCGTAGTCAAATTCAAGTTCAATTTCCTCAAACGCCTCCTCTATTTCCTCGATGCCTTCGAGTATGGGCAAAGTAATCTTTTTCTTACCCTCTTTGCTCCATTTCGTCAGAATTTCATCCAACGTGGTGAACTGCTGAGACAGCTCTTTTGTTGCGCTTGCCGCTTGTCTTGCGCCTTTCTCCTGTTCATCTAAGAAGACAAGCAACTGTTGCCCTGCGTCAGCAGAGCGTTGCATCTCGTCCTGATATTCCTTGATGTCTGCAATCTTGTTCTTGTAGACAGCTCGCAATCCTTGACCTCCTTTTTGAATCTCTTCCTCAATCTTGTTGAGTTCTTCTTGCGCCTCTGCGACTTTCTTAAGGCTGTCCTCGATGGCTAAATTAATTGCCTCACGACCCGCTGTTTTTGAAACGCCTGCCTCTCTCCTTAATTCGGTCTCTGTTAACTCGTCTAGCGCCTTCTGTACCTCTTTGATTTCATCGGCACTTTGTGAGGCCTCATTCTTGATTCGCATGAACAAGCCTACCACCGTGCCAACTACCGCAGCGACGCCAAGAATGGCGGGCGTAGTCAAAAGAAAAGACTTGCGCAACATATCAACGCTTGAGATAATCTTTGGCATCATAGTGACCAAGGGCCCAAGCGTTCCAAGCACTAACGACAATCCTCCAGCAAGTTTGATTGTCTCTGGAGTGAGCTTACTGAATCCTTGTAGGAGTTCGGTAGCCTGCTCAAGGCCTTTGTTGACGATAGGCAAAATCTGCTCACCTACGTTGGCTAATGCGAACTTGGCGTTATCTACGGCTGTGCTAAATCTACCTGATGCCGTTTCGCTCAAGCGCTCCATGGCGCCTGCCGCAAATCCTCCTTCCTCTGCGAATGACTTGAGAACGTCATTGAACTGCTGGACGCTGACAGCGCCAGCGCCAAGGCTGTCTGCTGGTAGCCCTGTAGCGTCTGCTAGCGCCTTGAAGATGGGCACGCCACGCTCTGCTAGCTGGTTCAGGTTCTCCAGCTCCACCTTACCCTTGGCGTTGACCTTGGCAAAGATGGCGGCTATCTCTTCAATGGTTACGCCTGACGTGGCCGCGATGTCTCCAAGGAAGCGAAGCTGGTCGTTGACCTCGCTGACCTTCGTGCCCGATGCGATGAGCTGGCGAGCCGCGTTAGCTACGTTCTCAATTTGGAATGGCGTAGATGCAGTAAATTCATTCAACTGCTTCATCATAGCGGCCGCCTGATCTACGCCTCCTGTGAGGCTTACAAATGACGCCTCTAGCTTCTCAAGGTCTGCCGCGCTCTTGACGGCTAGCGCTCCAAGGCCAGCCAAGGGCACAGTGATGGCGCGCGTCATGTTCTGACCTAGCTGTACAAGGTTGCCAGTCATGGAGCGCATCTCGCGCTGGACCCTGCCAAGCTGTTTGTTGAGGTCGCGAGTGTCCGCGCCTATGCGGACTATGAGGTCACCGAGTTTTGCCATTGCGTGCTAGTGCTCTTAAGATAGCCAATCCATCGCCCTTCGGCTTCTTTGACTGTTCGGTTTTTTCCCATGGAAAGACGGCCAAATCCATTGGTTGAATCTTACTGCCTTTCTTGGTGTGAACGTTTAATAACAATGCCGTCTGCCAACGTGTGCGCTCCCAGGCGCCACGGTCTACGTGTTCCTGAAACTCATAACGTCCGCGGACGGCATTGCCAAATTCGGAGAAGGTAAGGTCATAGAGACGGTCGGGATCTAGACCAAGGAGGCCTAGTCCCAGCCGTTCTATTTCGTACCATTCAAGAGCGCGTGACTCTCCGTCTCCACCTGTGTTTTTTTTTCTTGCTGGCCGCCCATGGCTTCCTCCACGACAGCAACAAGACCAGGTAGATCTGTGATTTCAATCATGCCCAAGAATTCGTCAACATCCATCTTGAACTGCATGCCTTGCTTTAGACAGCCCTCCTGGACAAAATAGTACAGGAGTTCGGGCATCTTCGTAACGTCATCGGCATCGATGCCAGTCACCTTGCACCCTGTAGCTTTCTCAAAGTTTTTCCAAGCCCGCATAGAAGCGCGCACTGGAAAGGTCTTGCCTTCTAAAGTAATTGTCATGCAGCTAATTTAGTTATGTTGGAATTACCTCGCGAACAATGGTGTCGTGGACTTCAACGGTGCAAGTGTAGGTACCGTTGTCCTCGGTGCCTCCGCTCAATTCCAAGCTCGTGATGTATCCAGAGACGTCAAAGCGCTCGTCGCCTGCGTTTTCCGTTCCGTCAGGAGCGTGAGTGAACAGCAGGTAAATCTTCGTGTCAGCCAACTGATAGCCGATAAGCTCGTTGTATCCGTTGGTGGCATCAGAAGCGTAGAGCGCGGTGAAGTTGATGGTGGCGCTTTTCAAGCCTGGCAACATCGCGCGGTAGCCGTTGTTGTTTTTCGTGGTGGTGTCACGCAAGTCGGTGGTGACGCTGATTGAACAATCCGTGAGGTTATCAATCAAGACTTCGCTGTCGTCAGTAGAGGACAGGAAGATGCGGAGGTCAGAGCCATTGATGACTCCAGTAGTTTCTGCCATGGTTATTTGTTGGAGGGTTTGATGCGGTCTGCAATGATGAGGTTGATCAGGGTGTCGACATAGCCAAACACCTTGTTATCACTTTCGGTTGGCGTGAGATTCACGATAACCTTTACGAGGGCGAGAACGGCCAGCGTCAATTCGCCCCAGTTTTCAATCAAAAATTCTGTCATGAGTTGCGGTTTATGCGGATGGTGTAATCTTGAACTGAGGCAAACAAGCTGCGGTCTTCTGTGACCTCAATAATCTCGTTTGTGTATTGTATGGAATTTACGACAATCGAGCCTTCTGCCACACTCACAGTCGTCCCAACACGCTCTAAAGCATCGCGTACTTTATCGGCACAGTCGTTGGCTTCCGAGTATGATCGTGCCACGCTGAGAATTTCAATATTAGCCTCGTCGATGGGCGTGCCGTTCTTCGTCTGCGTGGGAGAATTTCCTAGGATGCTATAGACGATATAAGGCGTCTGTGCGCCTTCAATAGCCATCTCTGGATATATGCGTCCACTGACAATTGCATTAACGTCAGAGTCATTGACAAGCAAGGAGCGTATGGCGAGACCTACTTTCATTTTCTTATCAGATTGCCTACGTAACGTCCAAACTCTTTCTGAAGCAGGCGGTCGCGGAGCTTCATAGCGCGTTGCTGTGTAGCCCTCTTGCCGCGATTGAAGACGCCTGTGTTGACAGTCTTCTTCTTAATGCCAAAGCTGTCACCACCTTCTACGATATGGGCGAACCATCCGTCTGCCTTCTTTGTAACTCCGCGCTTCCTGCGTCCTATATTGTTGGTCAGCGGTCCTGACAGGATACGAGGATTTGGTGGCGCAGGTTGATATGAGCCAACAGAGCGACGTAGCGTACCAGGCCTGATGACCTCGCCTCGCCCAGGCCTGTCCTTGCGCTGAATCACAATGTCGCGTGGAAAGTCTTTGATGTTGGCGCGAAGCCACGTGTTGTAAACCTCACCCACGCGACGGTTCAGAGCCACGATTTGGTTTTCTGCTTCTATGCTCCATCGTGCCAGCGCTTCCAATCTTTTCTCAATCTTGTCGACACCCGTAATAATTAGAGTATCGCTCTTTTTGAAAAGCAAGTTGAATTGACGCCTCTGTTGGTCGTATGCCTGGCGCTTCGCCTTTGTTGCCCACGCCATTACTCGCTTACAATTCTACGTGAAACAAAGTGAAGCTCACTGTTGCGCCCGACTTCCTGAATGGCGAGAATCTCGTAATTGTCGGAGCCGTACCTGATGGTGTACTTGGGCGTAATGGCTCGCGTTGTGGAGGAGCTACGGACGCGCCACACAAGGTTGTTGACACTGCTCTCCTGCTCTTGGTCCATTTTCGACGACGCGCTCTTGTGATCCATTGCGGCCCACACTGTGGCGTACAAGGTGTCATTACCCGTCTTCTCTCCGTAGCTGTTGATGGAGTTGGAAGGCGCGTAGAAAGAGATGCGTCTATCGAGGAAACCGATGTTCATGGCCGCATGTCAATGACTCGCAGAGGATTCAACAAGGACTCCACTGCCATCGGAATTTGAGCCGTAATGGTGCCTGTTACTACTGCTCTTCGGTTTTCGTACCAGTGAGCTACGAGCATGCGGATTGCGTGCTCTATGTTGGCTTCAGCGCGACCACCACAAGATGCGGTGATGCGGATGGGCAAGGCGTTGTATTCCTCGAGGTCAGGCACGTCGCGGAAGTAGATCATGGTGCTGTCTTGCGCCATTCTTCCGATATACCACTTCGAGGTGTCGAGGGTTTGCTGTGTGCCTGAGGTGTCGTCATAAACGACTTGGCTGACGCTAACGACAGGGCCAAATGCCAATGCCGCTGGGCGCCAATGCGACAGGTAAAAGGTGGCGTCTGTTGCCGTACCTATGTGCCTGTTGGTGTAATCACTCACGTGCGCTACAGCCGTATCGAGGAGAGCCGTGATGGTCGTGTCCTCGTCGTCGTGATCTACGCGCAAAAACTCCTTCATGTCGGCAAGCGACACGATGGTAGTGCTAGTCGGATATGCTGGACGTGTAACGTTCATGAGTGAGAGAAAAAAGGAAGCCCAGCCCGATTGCCAGGCTTCCGTAGTTTAGTTGTTAGGCTGCGTCAATGATTGAAGCCAAAGCTCCTGACTGGCGCACGGCCTTGTCATAGAACTTGTTTACGTGCAAAGCAATCTGAGCAGTGCCTGCGTTGCTGTATGGGTCAACGAGCAGGTCGATACCACCAAAGAAGGCGAGGATCATACCAGCGCTGAAGTCACCAAACAACAAGCGGCCTTCGCCTGTGGTTGCTGCGTTAGCCAAGTAAGGAGTGGCGTAGGCAGGAAATCCGTCAAACTGGTTGTTCTCCCACATGGCAGAGACAGAAGCCACTGTTGCCAAGTCGCGAGTAATTTCCCAGCCCTTAGGCGACATGACCCACACGCACTTACTGAAATCACCACCAGCGGCCAAAACGTTCTGCTCCATCGCGAAGATGTGAGAAGCCGCCAAATCGGTGTCGGTCGTTCCATTGTCACCACCTGTGTCAATCTTGTAACCAGCGCCTGCTGCTGCCGCGTTGAAGAAGTCGGTGTCAACGTAGGCGTTCATAGCTGCAGCCAATTCGCGGCTAATCATGGCGTCGACCTGCGAACCACCCTGAAGGATGAGTTGCTTAGAGTACAACGTCTTGGCAGACACGCGTTCGGGCGTCAAGGTCACATCGTCGAGGTCCAATCCTGAGTTTGCGTTAGCGTCCGCCTCGCCTTCACCTGTACCTGTGGCCTTCGTAGCGACGCGTGGGAACTTCAAGTTGCCAGTAGCGTTGTTGATGACAGTGGTGCCGATGCGTTCAGCCAAGGTTGGAGCGCGGAGGGCGTCGATGACGCCTGGCACGTTGGTAGGAACGAAGCCAGTGCCTGAATCCACCGTAGCGCTGTGGTTGTCGGCATCACCCAAGGCACGGAACAAAGCCGAGCCAGGAATACCAATCTGGCCGCTCATCTGCAAGCCGCGCGACTGGAATTCGCGTGAGGCTTCCTGCGCCCATTCAGCTTCTGCGCCTTCCAGCGACTTGCCAAAGGATGCAGCTTGTACAGCACGGGCGAGGCTGAAAGAGCGGTTAATCTTGTTGATTTCCTTAAACTCAGAAACGGTGCTGCCGCCCATCTGAGCCTGGCGAGCAATCATGTCTTCGTGAGCTGCACGTCGTGCAATCTTTCCGTCGAGACGCTCCACTTCGCGCTTGCAAAGGTCGGCCTCTTCTTGTTCGTTGTTGGTCCAGTCGCGGTTCTCTTGTTCTGCGAGGTTGACCAACGCTTCAAAGCGATCAGCGTGCTTAGCACGTGTCGCCTTCATCTCGTTGAGATTCATGGTTGAGGGTTGAGGGTTTTTGTGAGAATCTGTATCTGCTTCGGGCGCAGGAGCTGCGACCTGTTCAATTTCAGGCTGTAGGTCACGCGCCTGCACCGTGGCGGCTGCGTATGCTGGATAGGTCACGGGTGACACGTCCAACAACTGCCGCACCTTGTCAACGCTACGCACAGTGCGCTCCTCATTCCATGACTGCTTGTCGATGGTAAAGGCAAACGAGGATTGACTGATGTCGCCTCGCTTCACGCTTTCATAGAAATCTTTGGCATACTGCTGGCCTCCTAGCTTCACGCGGTACTTCAGTCCGCGCTCGTCCTGCTCCAAGGTCAGCGTGCCGTTTGTGGTACGTCCGAGCACAAGGTTCGGATCGTGGTTAATGAGCGCTCGCACGTCATTGGTCATGACGTCATCAAAAGCGCCTGGCTTGATGACTTCGCGGAAATGGCCTAGGTCAGTCTCGCTGTTGAAGACAGCGGCATAGCCTTCCAAAACCATCTCCTCGCCTTCAGCCTCGCGCACCTCGACGGTGCCCATCGTACGCTTTTCAGCGTCCTTATACTGTTGCTTGATTTCCATCGCTGGATACTTTATCTGAATATGCGCCTAGGCGATCCAAGGCGATTTGGTTTATTTGAACGGTAAAAACATCGCCTCCACTTACTGGGTTCAAGCTCTCCTTAGCTCGCACCTCGTTGATACTCATAACGCCACTCTGAAGCATCTGCTGGTAGAAGTTGGCGCGTGCACTCATGTCGCCTCGGTACAGGTCGTTGAGGTCAAACCTTGCGTAAATCTCAGGGCGCTCAAACGATTGGATGAGCTTGCGGTTAATTTCCTGCTCGATGCGCTTTGTCCAGGGCACAATCGTGTGGCGAGCAAACTGAAGGTTCTGTTGCTCCACGTTGTTGAACGTCGTCTGTGATGGCAGTTGAACAAGCGAAGGTGGCACGCTGTAGATGCGGCAAATCTCCTCCGCTTGGAACTTGCGCGTCTCGATGAACTGCGCCTCGTCGGGTGTGATTGTGATGCGCTGGTACTTGAAGCCAAACGGGAGGAGCTTCGTACCTGCGTTCATGCTCGAGCTATTCCAAGAACTTTGGATTACGTCCATCTGCTCCTTGCGCAATGGTTGGTCACTAGCCAAGACGCCTGTCATCTGACCCTTCTGACCAAAATACTCGCTACCAAAATCCTGCGCGGCCTTGGCCAGTCCGATGTTCTCGCGGTGTAGCCTGATAGGACTCATGCGGTGCATGTTGCAAATCTCCAGCATGTTCTCAGGGCGCACCATTCCGTAGTCACGGACGGTGTAGATACGCTCATCTGATACCTCGCGAATATCAACGTCGTAGTAGTGGACAGGGATAAGGCGCTCCGCATAGCCTCGGTTGTTGCGCTCAATGATGGCAAAGCCGCATCCGTAGATCAAAGCGCTGGCCACGAGGGTCTCCCAAAATTCAAACGGTGTGTTTTCGTCGTTAGGGTTGTCTAGCACCTGAGAAGCTGGGTGCATGTTTGCCATCTCTACGTTGCGGCCATCGCGCATGTAGATGTCAAGGCTCAGAGCGCCAATTGTGCTTGCAATCTTGTTGACGCAGGCGTAGACGGTAGAAACGCCAAGGGCGCCTTGCTCTGTGATGTGAACGCCAGAACTCACGAAGCCTGTGATGCCTAGGTCTTGCTTGAGTGTCTGCGAGTCGTACTTTCCGACTCGATAGCGAAAGATGGAACGTAGGCGGTCTGCGAGTGTAGCCATTTAACCCTTGTATCCTTATAAGATACGAAAGGTATTTTACAAATCCAATATCTCCAACATTATATCATCAGAGCCTAATGTGTGGCAGTATTCATTCATGGCAATGATGGAAGCAATGATGCCGTCAACCTTCTTGTTCTCCTGCTTCTCCTTGACCACGCGCTTGTTCTCGTTGTTGTCGGTATAGACTACAGCGCATCCAATCTGCCAGCGCAAGCAACGGTTGCCTCCGTGGATCACCTTGCCTTTCATGACAGCCATCTCAAATTCCTTCGTCGGTCCGTTCATCGTTGTGATGTTCTGCGCCATGGCGGACATGATGATGCCGTCGGCTTCAAGCTCACTGACGATGTAGGTAGAGAATCGCGGGTCGTAGCCGATGCTCCTAACGTCGTACTTGGCGCACTGCTCTACGATGTAGTCCTTAACGATGCGGTAGTCCGTCACGTTGCCTGGTGTGATTGTGATGTCGCCCTCGCGTTGAAAGGCCACGTAGTCGATGCCTGCGCTTAGCTTCTTCGTGTGCGCCTTCTCCGAGTTGACAAACTGATGAACGAGAAGATAGAAACAATCGTTATCCACGTCGTCAAAAAGTAGAGCGAAGGCGGTAAGGTCTTGAGTGCTTGCCAGGTCAAGGCCGCCATAACATGGCAGGTGTGAAAGTCGGTCATATGGTATTGGTGTAGAGCCTTTCATCCAGACGTCATCAGGAATCCAAGCCGTCTCTGCGCTGGTCCAAATATTGAGATGCAGGCGCAGGAAGCTGTTAACCATAGATGGATTTGCCTTTGCGTTTTGTACAGCTTGCTCGAAGTATCCTTTGTGACAGATAGTGCCGTAGCCTGGGTTGGCCTTCTTCCACGTTTCCTCCTTCGTCCAATCGTCGTCCTGATCTGCCGCGTAAAGGACAGGTAGAAACGTCGGGTCTTGGATGCGTCCATCCTTGACGGCAGTGGCGTACTCGTGGACCTCGTAGCAGATACTCGCGCGGTCGTGGCCTGCCGTAGTGAGCGCCATGATGAGCGGCTGACGCCTTGCGCCTGTTGAGGTCGTCAGAACCGACCAGAGGTCTCTGTTGGGTTGCGTGTGAAGCTCGTCGAAGATGACGGCATGACAGTTCAATCCGTGCTTCGTGTACGCCTCAGCGCTGATGCTCTTATACCAACTGCTCCTGTAATGGACAACGTTGCGAAGCACCTTCGCCCTACTTCGCAGGTGCTCGTTGTTGGTGATCATCTCCTGAGCGATGTTGAAGACGATGTTGGCCTGTCCTCGGTCGCCTGCCGCGCTAATGACCTCCGCGCCCTTCTCGCCATCGGCAAAGAGCATGTACAAGGCGATGGCCGCGCTTAGGTTGCTCTTTCCATTCTTGCGCGGAATCTCGACGTAGCAGGTGCGGTACTTGCGGGTGCCGTCCTGCTTCTTCCATCCAAACAACGGTCGTATGATGTCGTCCTTCTGCCAGTCCTCCAGCAGGAAAGGCTTGCCGCCCAAGTCGCCTTTGACGTGGGTGCAAAACCTTTCAATGAAGGTGACAGCGCGATCGGCTGCGCTCTCATCGAACCAATACTCAGTCGAAGTACTCGGCATTTTCGTCTGCTACTGGTCTGCCCTCTCCAATCCAATTCGCGAGGCGGGTGATTATGATTTGCTTTCGGTGGCGCGACTCCTTAAGCTGCTGCCACTCTGGGCGCATCCGTGAGTAGACGTCACCACTCTTACCTGTCACCTGGTAGCACGTGCCATGCCGATCACAGTAAGCCTGAAGGTCGCGCTCTTCGAGGATGACGCAAGCCAAGGTGAACAGCAGTTGAAGTTGTCCAGGCGTGAGGTCTGTGCGGGCCTCGTAGAGGTTCAACAGCTCGTTGTATTTCTTGGTTTGTTCTATTGTCATAATAGTTGTTTTATGTCCCTTTTACTTTTTTCTATCTGGAGCGTACGCTCAAGCAACGCCGGGATGACCCCGCGCTATCACTAAGTTTTTGGCGCCCCCAACCCCCTGTCACGTGGGTCTATTATGTTGCTTATATAATACAATAACTGCGTCTCTGTTATGTCAATGCCATTGAGCTTGATGCCTCCATCTTGTGGTCCTTTGCCCTCGAAGACGAGCAACCAATGACCCTCGAAGCTCCACTCTGGATAGATCTGCGACATGCCGATGGTGATGCAGTTGTGTAGCAGTCGGTAAGTCTGCTCCTGTGCGAACGTCATGGACGCGCTGTGTGTCTTGACCTCCATCAATGCCAGGCGCTTGTGCTTGTAGTCACGTAGCACGAAGTCGATGTCAATGGCTGTCCATCCTTCCTTTGGTGTCGGGCAGTTCTCACGTACCCAGCGGCTGAACGTGAGGTCACGCTCTTGTGTGTATTCAGGTCTCATATGTGATGTAATTGATTTCGTCTATGTAATCGGCCCACGTCCATGACGCCCAGTCGTACCAGCCTTCTCCTTCGCGCTCTTCCTGTTGTGGCACGACGTGCACAGTGACTGCAGGTTGTTGATGTCGTAGAAGCCACCTCCGTCGGTGACAGGCCTTATGTGGTCCACCACATTGGCGGGCCACTCGCACTTGACGCAGATCGGGTTCTCTCGTATCCATACCTTTCTCAGCTTACGCCAGTCGCTACTCCAATACCTCTCATCCTGCTTACGCTTTGCAAATGGTTTCGCCAAGGACTTGAAGTGTAACGCTGTTCGGTTCTTCTTTGTGATATATGCCATGCTTGTATATGTCTCTGATAGTGTGGTGTAGGCGCTCCTTCGTAAGGTTGCTCATCTTCGCATAGGACACCTTCACCCTGCCGTCATGGTCTTGGTATGTGTATTCTCTGACTGAGCATCGTAGGTATTCTTGAATGTTCTGAGCTATCTCTTTCAATTCGTCTGGCGAGTATGCTCGCGACGTGGGCTTCGTAGTAGTCGATTCGGGCTTTGATTTCTTCTTCATCGTATTTCCATGGTTGTTTTGATAGTTCGTGGATGCGTGCCGCGTGGCCTGCTCCTAACTCCTCATCCAGGCGCTGACCAAATAGCCATTGACGTCCTGAGTGGTGACGGTTGCATGAGGTGCATTGCGGACGACAGTTGTCCGTCCTCCACCTCGTACTTGGATGGCGTCGTGAGACGAAGTGACCGTTGTCCATCTCCGTCAAGTGCTTGACAGCTTCGCAGGTGTAGCACTTGACGAGTCCTTGCTCATCGCTGTTAACGAGACGCATATACCACGACAGTGCTCTGTCATAGCGATCCTTCAGACCCTTCCTCGTCAGCTTCGGGCCTGTGCGTTTCTTTGGTTTGTTCCTTATCGCGTGCCTGGGCTTCGTAGTAGTCTTCTTTCGCATTAGGATATGGTATGAACGTCTTATCGAGTACGCGACGCGCTGGTTTCAATTTACCACTTTTGTTGAGGTCTTCAATCAGGCGCGTCAGGTCCATCTGCGCTGTCAGCACCTCCTGCTTCTTCTCGCGGTGCTTCTTCTCGCGGTGCTTCTTCTCGCGGATCGTGGTGGTGTGCTCATCCTCGTACTGACGTAGACAGTCCATCAGGACGTTGGTGGTGAAGTTTCCAAAGAGTTGGTATCGTCCCTGCCTGATGTACTTGAAGCAGGTCAGTATCTCTTCGAGCTTCAGCGTAGGAAACACCTCGCAGATGTCGTCTACTGCGTCTTGGAGGTCCGTCTGCGTCTGGAAGGTACGCGTGGCATTTAGGTGGCGCGTCAGGCGCTCCAGCTCTGCTAGGAGCAACACCTTTACCTCCGCCTTCCTAGCCTTCAGCGCTGTGTGCAAAACGAAGCCCTCGTTGAATGCTGCGTTAGGCGTGATGCCTTCCATGATTTTGCGGTGATTACTGAGCAGCCCATCTAAGTGCTGCGTCTGCGTCGAGGTCAGCCCGCTTGGCGTTTTTTGCTTCGCGGACTGCAAAGAATCCTTTCCATCCATATTCAATGCTCTGATTAATGATTTTGATTGCTTGTGATGCGTCGCCCTTGCTTAGCGTGGCGAGCTTGTTGAGACCCATCTGCTGGGCGCGTGAGCTGTACTTTCCTTTGACGATGTTTTTGCGCTCCTCGATCCATGCGTTCCACGCATCGAGAAACTCTTTCTCTTCAAATGGAAACACCAAATCACTTTGATTTTTACTATGGTATATATTATTCTTTTCTTTATTCTTTATATGGCCTCGCCAATTTGGCGACCCTGCCTCGCCAATTTGTCTACCCTCCCTCGCCACATTGTCTACCCTGGGTTGCCAATTTGTCGACCTGGCGACCCTACGTCGTGGCGTCACCTCGATGGTTATCGCTCCGAGGTTTTCGAGCTTGGCAAAGGCCCTCGAAATAGTCCTCTCAGAGACTCCGAGGTCCTCCGCTGCTTGCTCGTTGGTTTTGTAGTACGCGCTGTTGGCATTCGTGTAGCTGTCAATCTCTGCCCACAGAATCTTCTCATGAGCGAGTAGATCAGCGAGGTAGATGTGCGCAGGTATCCAGATGCCTCTAAACTGGCGTTCACTCATCTTCTTCGTCTTTGTCAGGGTTTGCCCTGTAATATGTTTTGAGTGCGTCAGGATAAGTCTTGTCATCAAAACTTATCATTTCAAGTCGAGCATATCGTTTCATTCGCTTGACGTAATCGTAGACGGCAAAAGCTACTCGCGCTTTAGAGTCAAAGCGTGCTGAGGCATACGCCTCAAACTCAAAGAGTTTTTCGAGCATTTCCTTGTCATTCATCGTGCTGTCAACTCTGGATTGTAACGAATTGGCAAGCGATGGTTTGCTCGCTTGTTGTAGTTGTAGATGTCCTCAATCATGATAAGAAAATCGTCAGAACTGGCACAGTTGTGCCACTTCGATGGGTGTTTCTTGATTTGGTGCATCAGCCACGCAAAATCAAAATCCTTAATCCTTTGAATGCGAATCATGCAGCTCACAAAGGACGTTTTTGAGCACCATTTTGCCGTGCTTAAAAGTTCGACGTGTTGATCAAGCAAAATCTGTGCTAAATCAAGGTTTCCAAACTTCCAATAACCTTGATCAATTCTATTTCCTACAATAACTGCATTCTTTGACGTTTTGTGGTTTGTAATTGTACCATCTTCCGATTGCCACAAAGACATCTTTGTCGCTGTGTTTTGAGCAAGAAGTATAGCGTTTTGTTGGTTGACTCCACGCTCCCGACAAAGCTCAATCCATGACTCAAGATCTTCATAATCCTTGTAACCATGAGCTGCGTAGTAATGAATCCAGTCAATCTGCTTCCAATTTGAACCTGCTTGATTCGCATAAGCTGCATCTTGAACTGTCGTGCCTGGAGCAACAAAGTATTTCAATGGCGTCTTCAACTTCTTGCATGCCATTAAGCGGTGTTGGCCATCAATGATTTGATGCTTCTCGTTTACCATGATTGGCAGCTTCAAGCCATGCAAAGAAATCTCTCTTTGCAACTTCTTGACTTTGCTCTCGTCGAGCATGCGGTTGGCTTGCAAGAATTTGAACTGTTCGTAGTTCGTAGTTTCAACAATGTTCATTGTGTTGGGTTTTAGTTTGTTTCAGGTTCTTCGTTTAAAAAATCACAGTGCTCTCCGCATCGAAAGCAGATGCCCATATCCTCGTCGCTGGGCCAATCGCAGCAGTCGCTGTTTCTCATGTCGTTTCAGGTTCTGGTTCGTTAAATAGGCTCTGACGGATTTTAACCTCGCTTAAATGGCCTCGTTTCATTTTGTAGTACTGTCGGTCCACCTCGGTCGCGATAGCGCTTATATGACGCTTTAAACGCTCCATATAGTACTTCTCTGCTCCATTGAAGGGACGTTTGAACATGTCCTCGTACAGATAGCAGGATTCGAGGAGCGTCTCGGTGAAGCTCTGAGGAAGGTTCATGCCCTTTATTTCAGGGCATTCCAGCACCTCCTTCATAGGCAAGTACATGAGCGTCTTGTTCATGTAGATCAGGCGCGCGATGCTCATGCAAATGGGTCTTCTCCTTCAAACAACGCTTCGAGGTTGACGCCAGGCTCCTGCATGTACTGTTGCACCTCCTCGGTAAGGTCTGCGCTGATAGGAATGACAGAGTACTGCGTGTCGAGGCCTTCACCCGTCCTCGTAATCTTAAGGTCGTAGTTATTCGGATGACCAAAGTCTTTGTCACTGGCGATGCTGAAAATGGCGTCAATGACACTGCGCTGGGTCACGTCCCACACCTGCACCGTCTGCGCCTCGTAATTCCACACTGCGCAGGCAATAAACTTGCGCGGCTTGCTGTCGTCTTGGTAGTTCGCTTGCGGCTTCTTGGCGTCGTGAGGCCAGCGTACAGGGCGGCCTTCCGCAGTCCATTGGACATAGCCTTGGATAGGTGCCTGGCTAAGGATGCGCACCTTGTTTGACTTGCCCTTGATGGGCTTGAAGTAGCGGCTCTCGCTTGATGCCGTCTCCATGAATGACTCTGAGATAAAGCTCATCGTTTTTGGTTTAGGGTTTCGTTTAACAACATTCTGATGTAGGCGCTGGCGCTGATGCCGAGGCCTGAAATTCTCTCTTGTAATTTGTCTCGCGTCTCTTCGTCCAAGCGGACGCCGATGCGAACTGGGTATTGCTCCATGTAGTTCATGTGATTTTCAAATGATGGATGGCGGTGAATCCTTGCTCTTCTATGCCAGGCACGTACTTGTGCCAAACTTTCAAATTGCGGAACCACCACCGTGTCACGTAGTCGCGATCAGGATGCTGGAAGTCTTGAAACAACTCGTAACCATCGTCGCGCATCTTGTGGCGCTTGTAGTGACAACCGTTGTCAGGCATGACAGGGTGTGGAAACTCGATGCCTGCAGGCACGTCGCGCCCTTCGTATGGGTGTGTCCAGTCTGTGTGTCAAGCATGGCGCGAGGTGTTACGGATTACGTCACGCTTAAAGTCTGCCCACAGCTTGGCGAATTTCTCCTCGTAGTTGTCGAGGGTTGCCTGAACGTTGCGGGTCGTGTTGTGCTCCATCCAGTCGTTGAAGTCCTTCGCTGGCTTCTCAGGATAGACAGTGTGGCTAATGCCGTTAGGTTT